TACTACTTTGAACGTTCAACACCCACAGTTTTTGAAGGTGGCATCTTCACTCTGACATTTAGAACCAATCAGTCTGGCTACTTCAACTACCAACTAAGCGGAGTGCAAAGCAGTGATCTTGTCAGTGGTGCGTTCCTTGGTAGTGTGGCCAACAATGAAGTATTGACATTCAATGTTTCACCAACAGTGGCATTTCCAGGAAGTAGTCAAAGCAAAACTTTTAGAATTGACTTGACCAATGGTGCCGCATCATCATCTGTGCAGATTCAAAATAGCCTACTACCATTTGGAACGCTGATTAGAACGGAATGCCGAGGATTTGACAAGTATGGCATTTACGCTGATGGTCAAGGTGGTGAATATGATCAACTGATTGAAAACAACAGCGCCGATTGTGGCTATGTTGGTCCTCCTTCAGTGATTACTATTGTAAGCCGCGGTCAAAAGATTCAAGACGAAGTATTCAATGGTGTGTTGTTATCAACCAATGAGTTGTTTGGCGATACACATGCAGACGAGGGCCCAAGTGATGTGCCGGCTGTGCAGGACAATATTCGTTGGGGATGGGGCGGTGAAAACATGCCCTTGGTTGAACGCGGTGAAAAAATTACAGCGACATTGACCAACGAACTTGTGCATAGAATTAACCTAAGCACACTACGCACAGCCAGTTCTGATCAAGAACTTGTTGTTGTGGCTCGAGGTGAAAAAATCACTGCTGAGTTCCTTAATACTGCATCAACATTGTTGACAGGTGCAAGAGAACTTCGCAACACAGTTGATCCTGCTTTTACAGAGTTGTCAACACTGGGCACATATCCATCAGACACTGAATGGCAAAATAAACTGGAAATTGTGCTGGAATATGCCTTTGGAGATTTTGGCACCTATGAAAGTGCTAGACACTTTTTTAACGCTGGCGGAGATCTAAGATTCGCACTGGGATTGGCCAATGGTTACGGCAACGGTTATCATACTTGGCGTTGTATTTTCCAAGACATGGGCACCGTTCGTTTTAACATTGAAACTGCCAACAGTTTGAACACCCGCGGTGTTAGTCAAACTGTAGGGTTCAGTGAACTAACCACAGAAGAGCAATTGCTTTATACTAGTCCAAGTGGATCTGGTGGTGGTGGCTATGGTGGCTATGGTGGTTATGGCGGCTATGGTGGTTATGGCGGTTACGGAGGCTATGGTGGTTATGGCGGCTATTGTGGCTATGGAGGCTATGGAGGCTATGGAGGCTATGGCGGATACGGAGGCTATGGTGGTTACGGAGGCTATGGTGGTTACGGAGGCTATGGTGGTTACGCATCAAGTCGAGCCAAACTCTACGGCTACATTGACGGGGAAAAACTAGTTGTTCGTTGGCTTTTGGACAACAGCGGCCTAAATATTCCTGTGCGCGGTGACCTATCATTGATCACCTCCATGGTGCATCCAACCACTGTCACAGAAGGTTCAGTGACCCTATCAATTCCCGAACCATTGGTTAGTATTAAAACCAACTGGCAAGAAATTTAACATCATCTAAGGTTTGCAATCCTAGTCCTGCGGGCTATAAATAACCGCGTATATAATTCTAGGATTTCTACATGGATCAACGACTTAATGATGCCTTGGCGTTTGCTAACTATCGCTTGACGCTACAGATACAGCGCCAAAACATCATGGCCAGGGTTGAAGCGGCCCTGCTCGTATCACACCAAAATTCAATTTTTCGTGCGTCACCCGAACTCATTGGGTTTGTTGATGCACACTTCCGCTTGTCCAAAGAACCATTGATTGTCAATGATCAAAGCGACAATGCCATTATAATTGCAAATCCACAGGAATTCATTGAGCAATTGATCAAGGCCTACGATTCAGCAATGGTTCTAAAAAATCAAGAACAACAACGACTAAAGACAGCCAGAAATCCTGCTAAAATTGTGGGGTTGTAAATGAGCAGTCGCGGATTCATGATGTTTGCCTACAACAACGAACAGTTGGATTATACCCAATTGGCCATTGTTGCGGCCTATGCAGTTAAAAAATACATGCCTGGCATGCCAGTGGTTTTGGTCACGAACCAAATGAGTGTGGATCAATGCCGCGAACGTCACGGCGAAGAAATCATGCGAGCCGCCTGGGATGACATTGTCATGACCAATCCTGACTATCAGCAGAACATTCGTCTACATCACGACGGCGCCTACAACAGTTTCAATGCACAGTTTACCAACACCAACAAGCACGACATCTACAATCTTTCGCCCTTTGACGAAACTATACTCATTGACACAGATTACTTGTGTGGCAATGACAATCTGGCCAAACTGTTTGGTGGACAGCACTCGGTGGCCATGTATCGAGATGCTATAAATCTACGCTGTGAAGAACCCTATACCACAGAACGTTGGCTACATTATGCAGGTATTCGCATGTGGTGGTCAACTGTGGTCTACTGGCGCCGTAGTGAAGAAGCACAGCACTTCTTTAACGTTTGGTCCAGTGTGAAACAACACTGGGAATACTATCGTTATCTCTACAAGTTTCCAGGCAGTCTCTATAGAACTGACTATGCGGCCAGTATTGCCGCACATCTCTGTGATGGCTGGCAAGATGGCGGATTCATTGGCAGGATTCCTTTGCCCATGCGCTATCAAGACCAGCGTGACGATGTGGTCAAAATCCTAGGCCCCAACCATTGGGTCATGCTCAGCAATTTGCCTGAAGAATGGAAAAACATTGCAGTAGAAATCCGCGGCGAAGATGTTCACATGATGAACAAGAAAAGCATCTTACGCAACTATGACACTATCATGGAGCAGTTGGCATGACCGTATACGTTATTGACAATGCCAACAATCCAAAATTATTTGATGTCACACAAGCAGACATCAAATTCCACAACCCGCATCTAGGAGCAGAACGTTTGCCGGCCTACAGTGACCCTGCAGAACAATTAAAATGTCTGCAGAGTTTGCCACTGGATGCTGGTGATATTATTTGTTTTGCTGGTATTGCACTCAGACGACATACTTGGCTTATGAGAGATATTGCTGTAGAACGCAGTTGGAATCTCATGCCGGGTCAGACAGTTGATCATAGACTAGTGCCCATTGAAGCAGGAAAGACTTTAAAGCGTCGACCACAAGACATGAACAATCATGTAGGATCACCATATGTAATGATCATTGGCAATCCATTGACAGCCGTAGAGTCTTGGTCAATGATACAGAATTTTGCACCCGAAGATGTTTGGCCACAATACCTACCAGAACAGCCAACCATACAGCATTGGCTTAGTGCCACTGCGGCGTTGTGCCCAGGCTGGTTTACTCCAGATTGGTTTCCAGTTGTTGACACCAGTATCAGAGATTTAGAAATTGCACCAGTGATGTATGCCAGCAATCATTGGACAGACTGGATTGCCTTCTATCCGGCCAACGGAAACTTTAAACTGGAAAACCACAGCCAACTTTATCCTGTGTGGTTAGATGAAACAGAAAAACCATTGGAGTATTGGCACAATGAGTGAAATCATTGATGATGGCATTCAGTTTGAACTTAGAAAACGCAAGAAAACTGGCCAAGACTTTTGGACAATTTACTATAACACCACCGACGGAACCATTTTAAACATTGAACCAGGGCAAATGCACTCCCCAGAAACCCTGGTAATCAGTTATGTTAGAGTTAAAAAAATTCTGTCAGGTCAGGAAAATCAAAACAACTATCGCATAGACTACAATGAAAAACTTGGAGCACTAGATTTAATTGATCTTAGAAAACCTCAAGAATACAAAAAGAAAAAGCAAAATTGGCAAGTTTGGCTTAGCCAATCAGAATTCAGCGGAGATGCGTTTGCAGATCTACGAGCCACCCTGTTCCAAGAAAATGGAATGCTACGCATTGAAGCCAGTAGAGATTGGGGACAACAGACCAAAGAAAATCCCAACAGACTCAAAGACTTTGAGATTTACTTGTCAGACATTGAAGATCCTCACCAGGTGTTTGGCTTTAACAATATTCCTACTCAAGAAATTATTGAAAAGGGATTTTGGGAGTGTAGACTTTGGAGTTTTATGGATCACGGTCTAGTGCAAAATATTTTGTATCACAATCAAAACATTAGACTAAATCTTCCTCCTGTTGCTCGATCAGTTTCATTTAAAAGATCCAAACAATACTTTCCTTTCAGCGGCATCGTTGATGACCAGACCCTTATGAGTCATCCAGGACCTGGACAACACATCAGCATTTTTGTTAAAAACAACTCTGTCTGGGCGCAGAGTCATTATGAAAAAGGTTCAAGTCTCGACAACATAATTGGAAACCTTCGTGCAGGATTGATCTGGCGCGACGACCCAGATAACTTTCTTGGTTGGGTTGAGTTTCCTGCTTTGATGTTGAGACAACCTCAACCATTTGAATTGATCAGTAATTGGAACGATCCACACCCACCAAATCTATTATATAAAGCAAACAACATAGACATTGGAGTCTTACAATGAAAACCCCTATCAGTGAATTTGATGTAGTGTTCATCAGTTACGATGAACCTAATGCCGACGAGAACTGGGCAGACTTATTAGAGAAGTGCCCTTGGGCCAAACGCAGTCACGGCGTGTTTGGTTCTGATGCTTGCCATAAAGCCGCTGCCAAAATGGCAGAAACAGAACGATTTATCAGCATTGATGCTGACAACAAAGTGAGGCCTGACTTTTTTGAATTAGAACTTGATTTACACAAGTTTGATCGCAGTGATGTATTGTCTTGGTCAGGTAAGAATGTCATCAATGGCCTAGTCTACGGCAACGGCGGTGTTAAACTTTGGCCCAAGAAAGTTGTAGAGCAAATGAGAACACACGAAGCAGTGGATTCAGGCGCCGGTGCTGTTGATTTTTGTTGGGATATTCACTATCATCAACTCAACAACATCTACAGCGATGTCTACAATAACTCAACACCATACCAGGCCTATCGTGCAGGATTTCGTGAAGGGGTGAAACTTGCACTACACGACGGCCGTCCAATGGATTGGCGCCAAATCAAAGACAAGAATCATTACAAGAATCATCGTAGACTCTTGGTGTGGATGAGTGTTGGTGCCGACGTTGACAATGGTCTTTGGGCCATGTATGGTGCTAGATTGGGCTGTTATCTAACCAACCTACATCGCGGCTGGGACTATACCTTAGTTAGAGATTTTGAATGGCACACCCAGTATTGGAACG